CTTTGTACCAGCATCACTGTTAAATGCTCCTTTAAGTACTGTAGTAGTTGTCGAACTATCGTGAGCCATTATGCCCCTGTTCTCACAACACCCGTGAGTCATTCTTAAATAAACACCTACATCCTTACTGTCAGTTGCGGCCATGATTTCATTGGCTATGTCAATGCACAGTTCTTCCTGTAGCGTACCGCGACGGGCACACCACTGAGCAATGCGAGTGTACTTAGATAAACCAATAAGTTTGTTGGCAGCAATAATCCCAATATAAGCGACCCCAGATACAGGCTGATGATGGTGACTACACATACTACGAAGCTCACTTCTAACCACCAGCATACCTTCGTAACGGTCTGTTGAATCATTTGGGAAAGCTGTTGCGTCTGGTGCTGGTTCATATCGGCCTGCCATTATTTCGTTGTAGTACATCTTGGCCAAGCGCCGTGCTGTGCCTCGTGAGTTAGGATCAGTTTCGCGATCAATTAGTAATGCGTCTAGTACTCGTTCAAATGCCTCGGCGGCCTCGTCAATCAGCGCAGACTTGATTGCTGGACTCATGTAGTCGCTGACATTGTCGCCGGCCCAAAAACGTCTGCCTTCTTGTCGCATTTTGTTGCGGATAACCTGTGACAGGTTTTTGCTGGTGTCAACACCATCATCACTGTTGTTGCTTTCGTATGCTTTGTTATATACCATGAATTATTCCTTAAATGTGTTAACAACGTGTTGATGCAGTCGGTCTGCTACTTTACTGTGACCCAATTTTAAAAAATGACCAAGTGGGCCTTTGGGAGCGCCCTCGACCCATTCCATCATTGATTCTGTGGGCCAACCTAAAAAATGTGTTTGGTCAATTTGTGTTGCTAGTTCACTGTGCTGTGATCTCATACTGCCTTGATTATTTAGAAATGCATCAAGCATTATATACTTTTTCTTGTGCAATTTCAAGTAGGATTGTGCCGAAATAACATTGACAAGATACTGTTTGTACAGGTAATCATCATCGTGATGCCTGGTTATGTATTCAATAATTTCCGCTCGGAACATGGCTTCCTTGTGCGGTACTCGCTGCGAGCGTATCACTGCACCAGGCCAGGTATCAAAAATTCCGTACTGGTCAGCAAATTCAATTCGATCGAAACCGCTCCAGGCTATGACGACCAAATCAAATTCGTCAATCTGTTGTTCAAACAATCGTCGAACCATTTTGGCATTGCCACTGCCGGGCCAACTCAGATTGACTGCTTGGTAACCCATGCGGTCAGCCAGCAGGTGTGGCCATGCATCCACTGTCGGGTTTGATAACTCATCTCCGTGTGTAAAACTATCCCCAATGGCCAGCAATTTTTTCATTTCACTTTAAAATAAAATTTTTCTACAGTCTGGATAGACGCCCGGTTGTGATTTGGGTTCGATCTGAGGCAACAGCTCTAGGCCGCGCTCACACAGTTCCAAGGTGGGGCAATAGTGATAGCCTAGTATCAGTCCTGCATCAGTTTCCCAAGGCACATGCAAATCCCTGCCATCACTGCGCTGTCGACTCAATACCTGATAGGCCTCAGCATTGTCCAGCAGGATAGCACCCGCTTTGCCCAACTGCAATGGCTTGCTCCAGCCAAAACTGAGACACTGCATGGCACCAGGTCGGTACATGCCGGGTTCTAATCTACGAGCCGAATCCCAGATTCTTGTTTTTCTAAATCGATACTCACCCACCCATTGAGCAGGATCTCCGACTTCATACACATATTTGATGCCCAGGTTGCGCATAAGCATAGGTATACTCAAATAGGTAAATGGAGTGAATGCACAAAACTCCACACGTTCGTATCGCATACACAGTTCGATTGCATGAGTGCAACCGTCGGTCAAGACCACATAAGGAGCACCGGTATAGTCAGCCAAGGCCTGCTCAAACTCAAATAATTTTTGAAAACTCATCGTGTGTACCACGCCCAAGCGTGTTGGATCATGTGATCCAATTCAAACTGACGCCACCCCTCGGCCACCTGGCCAAACTTGGCAGCACTGGCCGTGAGCACAGCAGGATCTCCTGGTCTAGCCGCACCCATGACAACTTTTAATTTCCGTCCAGTTACACGTTCGGCAGCGGCAATGATTTCTCTGTTGCTGACACCCACATTGTTGCCTAGATTGTACACACCAGGGGCAATCTCAGCCGCTACGGCCATCACATGTGCTCGAGCAATGTCTTCCACATGCACATAGTCACGCACACACGTACCATCTGGTGTGGCAAAATCTATACCATTCAGTGTAAATTCTCGATCATCTCTCATGGCCTCTAACACTCGTGCAATGATGTGTGTAGCACCCGGTGTTTGCCCGTGACGAGCCCGACTGTCGGCACCACAGGCATTGAAGTAACGAAAACTCACATAATCCAGCCCATAGGCCCTGTGATAGCTTTGTAGCATCCAGTCCACCATCAGTTTGCTTTCGCCGTAGGGCGAGATTGGTGCTACAGCATCAGTTTCTCCACAAGGCAAAGTTTCGGGCTCGCCATAGGTGGCAGCACTGCTACTGAATATGACTCGGACCCCGGTCATGCCGGCCTGAACCAAGAAATCCAATAGGCGTTTGGTTTTGACAAAATTGTTGTTGTAGTATTCTGCTGGATCAGCCACACTGGGCCCAACCAGGCTGCTGCCAGCACAGTGTATGATGGCTTCGGGTTGCCACATCTGTACAGCAGACAGGGCCGTATCACTGGCAAAATCGTTTAGACTCCACCAGGTGTTGGGCAAACTGACCAATAGATCGCTAGGAGCAGATCGATCAACGCCCAACACCTGGTGTCCAGCATCGATTAGTGCCAACACTGTTTGTCCGCCAATGTAACCAGCGGCACCGGTGACCATCACTTTCATGATTCGATCTTTACCACTTGATATTTGTCCTCAGCTGCATGATCACGATATCTATTGCCTGCACGATTCCACCGCTCACCATTACCAAGCAGTATATCAACAATGCGATCAACAGTACCATCAGTCCAGTTAGATATGAGACCCATGTTGTGATGTGGTTCTCGTAAAAGGTTTTGCATTTTGTGATAAGCATCATCTATTGACCAAGGAACGTAAAGCCTGTTGGGGTCATTGGCAAAAGTCTCTGGGAAACTACGATAAGCAGGATATAACACATTACAACCAAGAGTGTCAGCCTCTGAAACTGTGTTGGAGACCCAGTCTTGAAGAGCGCAATTAAACAACACACGAGTATTGTTGAGATGAGCATAATATTCATTTTTTGTGATGTTGTCGTAAATTTTCAACTTGCCGGCGGCTTCCAATGCTCTGGCACGGGTCACATATTCGGGATTGTTGCTACGCAGTGCACCACCAGAATAGATCACAAACTCACAAGGTTCTGCGCTAAGTTCATGATACATTTCAATCAAGTCCATGAAGAAGCCGGGTTGCTTCTCTTGATCCCAACGTGCAGCAAAACCCACACGTCTTGGTCGATCTGCAAATGGTCGTATGTTGCTGGCACCACCAATGCGTTCCAGCACTTCCGCTTTGCCAAATGCTAAACCGCTGATGTTGTAGATAGGAGCAGTCCAGCCGGCAATACGCATGTGAGCCACCATCTCTTCGTTGGTGGCTAACACGCCAGTCACAAAGTGGTTGACCATTTTTTCATACGTTGCCATCCAGTTCGCCATGCCCCACACATGTACAAAATCATCAGGGTCAATGGCCTGAGCAAGACAACGAACATAAACACGGGGACGCTGGCTAGGATCAATTTGATCCATGATGTAAGGGAGACTTTCAATACCTGGCTGAAACATGTCTTCAAAGTAGACCACATCTTCATGAGTGACTTCTCCATTCTTCATCAGCTGAACCAAGTTCATCATTTGGCTCATTGAAAAATAACTGCGACCATGCGCATCCAACACTTGCCCAACACTGATGCTTTGGGTGTTGTCAATGGTGACACCAGGTACGTATACCACATCTAGGCCTCGACGTTCAAACACACGTCGATTCCATTCAGTCAGTTGTAGAGTGTACCTTGCTTCATACGACTCCAGCCCCATGTAGTACAGTTTTCTCATGTGCGATGTCCTGCAAAACGATTGTTGCTCTGCATCGCAAAACGACGAGTGTCTTCATCCCACATGTTCTTGGCATTTTTGCCTTGATGCCACTTGTTGAACTGTTGCCAGGCATAGCTTCTGAAGTTGTAGAGATCTTCCTCTCGGTAACGATATCCGTAGTCCCGGCAGAATTCCAGGTAGTGTTCGAGATCCTCCAGAGCTTGGATAGCACGGGGATTGGGTTTAAAAGTAGGTCTTGCCATGTTGGTTTCCTATTGAGTTAGTTAGGGGTAGTTAAAAATTGTTTAATTTTAGGTTCAAGAAACTCGGCAAATTTAACATTGCCTAGTCTATTAGGATGCACTTCAAAAAACCATCCTTGCTTTTCTAAATATTGCCAAAAATAATAAACATCCCATACAGCATCCAGTAAAGAAGCTGCAGGATCAATATTGGAATTTTCATGTAAAAATTTATGAACATGCTCGGCACCCCAACATAGGTCAAAATCATAATTTCCGCCGTCCTGGGGAGTCACATGTATAGAATCATCAACAACTAATCCAGACTGTTGAGCTAGCCATCTTTGCCAGCTTGCTTCACCGATTTGCAATGTAGATTTGTGATTATTAAAATTAACAATGTCTGAATGCGCACCTATTAAAAATACCGGATTAGGTAAAGAATTTATTAAATCTAAACAATACTGATTGCATGTTTCTCTTATAGATTGCCAATTTTCTGAAACAACAAAGTCGTTCATGCTCATTCCAGTAGCCGGAGTCAAACTCAGTAACGGTTCACAGTACAGCCAAACTATAGGCATATCAGTTGGATATTTTTTTGCTTGTAATTTTAAAAAACATGTATGATTTCCTTGTCCTGGGTATGCAAGTTCAATGTGATCAAATCCCCATTGTTGGGCTAAATTGGTAGTAGTGGCATCAACAGGATAGCTGTTTTTTGCCCAACTTGGCCCGGTATATAAAAATTTTCTTAACATTTTAGATGACAATGTTGTTGAGAGGTTGTGTAAGTTCGTATCGGATTAAGGCACCATTTTCGCCGTCTTCTGCGACTTCGATATGTACCACACGACCGGGATAGCGTGAAGCTATCTGTATATATAGGTCGTCGGCCATCATCTCGCAACTTTTGTAGTCAAGGCTTAGAACAGCACCGTGGCCACTATACAGCGACTCGCACCAGCGTTTGAATTGGATGAACTCCACGTCTCGGTCATTGTGGAACACATCAATCCACACCCGGAAATGAAACATGTGGCGATGAGGATAACCAAGAAATTGTACATCAACAAGTGCAGGTTCTGTCAAGGCAGCAGGATACTTATGGATGCCTTCTCGTTGCCATGTGACCCAGATCTGCCGCTGTGCCTTTTCCAACACACGGTTGGCTACTTCACGTTGTTCTTGATTCATGATTTTATACTTTCAAATGTAACAATTTTGGCCAGGGCCTCACCAAGATTTTCATCAGGGTGTACAATGTGCAGGTCACAGTGATGTTGATCCTTGCGTTCATCATATCTGTTGTACTCCACTATGGTACCACCATTGGCACGATACACAGTAAAGTTCATTCTGTGTCGGCTGGCGCCAATGCTGGGATGATCGTCTTTGCACACTGCCGACTCTATACGATTCACCGATGTCATTGTTTCACCGCGTTGTCTAATGTGCTTGGCACGTCGTAATATCCAGTTGTCTAACCATTTCATAGTGGTTGATCTTTCTTGTAGTCATCCCAACCTGTAAAAGTCTCACGGCTCATCAGGCTGTGCAGACTGTGGCACCAGACGCCGGGATTGGTAGCGTCAAAGTCCTTGTCATCTATTTTTAACATTGTATTATAATTCCACAGTCGTGTATACGGTACACTTACTCGAATCTGTGGAATAAAGTTGCGGAAATCACACAAGCCACCATCATTGAACTGTTCCACCGCCCCAATAGGAATATCCAAAGTACACAAATAATCACGTTCCAAAAAGTACGTGATCATGCTTTCCCAAGCACGCCACTCTTCGGGAGTTTGGGGATCAAAACTGTGATTAGCACCAAAAAATATATGTTCCACCCCACGTGGGTTCATATCAAAGTGATAAGCAATATCTCCAACTGATTGCACACCCACAACAAACAGTGTTTGCCGACCAAATGCCGGTGTGCGTTCTACTTCAGTTCCAGTAAAAAAGTCAACGTTGTCATGTCCTGCTCGATTCATTCTATTGTTCCTTGTGAGGTAGTACGGGATGTGTTTGACTAAGTTTAACAGTTTTTTGTTTTAATTGCAAAGACAATTTGTCCAAATTGCCTGTTACGTTTGGTAAAGTTCCTGGAACAGTTGACGATGATCCTGTCCAATCAACTGATCAAAGTGATCCAGGTCAGCCAAATCAGTAACCGACACAGTCGAAGTCATTTGGGGCAGTCTTGACAACAGTTGTGCCTGTATAGCAGGATCTGCACCTTGCGCATAACCCACAAGATTTTCCTTCAGCGTGTTCAGTGCCGGTTGTCCTACCTGATTCCAGGCAAGTTTTGATCCTTCGTAATCATTGATGTAGATTTCGGTAGCTGGTATATGATCCAGGGCAAAATCAACAGCATTGGGAAGATCGGCCACTGACAATGGAAACAGGATCATACTGGCCTGCAGTCGCTGAACCTGCTTGGCAATGTTGGCAAAATTTCGACTGAACTGTGTCCAGTTGCTGCCGTGACGTATGTAATCATAACGGGGGCCAGTACTTTCAAAACTGGCAATCACGGTGTTGTTGGCAAACTGCAACACACGATTAAACACCGGATTGTTGATCTGAAAAAGATTTGTATTGACAATTACCTGACAGGTAGGATTCAGCACAAACAGCCGATCCAACAAAGCCACGTTGCTTTTGATCAATCCAGGTTCGCCACCGGCCAGCGTGATCATGCTGAGATTGTGCAATGCTTCGTCAGAAAAATTCAAAGTCTTGACCATTGGTTCAGCATGCCCCAGCAGGTCGGCCCACCGACTGCTGAATCTGGGACCACAGTACACACAAGAAAGATTGCAAGTGGGATCGTTTTGTATATGTATGGTTTTTAGTTGAGGGGCCTTGAGATCGGAAAATTCTGGATACATATCATTATAGGATTCGCGATAGCTACGAGTGCCTTGCTGTTGCTCGCGCCAGCATCGATCGCAGTTGACATGTGCTAGGCCTTGATCCAGTGCCTGCTGTATTTCTTTGGCCTTATGTCCAACCAGCGCTTGATCCACCAGGCCATTGGCAAAATCTAAATTTTGAGTGCTGTTGCAACACAAGGTCACACGATCTGTGCTGTCTAGAATCAAATTGTGACGTGCTGCCAAACAACTAGTCTGCATTTTCCAATTCTTCCAGTTTAGACTGATCAAATTCCGGTTCCGACTCTTCAACTGAATCAAACAGCACATCAAACATTGGTCTTCCGCTGACTGATTTCTTACCTTTGAATCCGCGAGTGCCAATGATCTGATTCCAATATCCAGTGTCGTTGCTGTACTTGCTGTCGTTGACAATGGCCATGGCACTGTCTCGATCTGCAGCAGAAAAAATACGATCCACTATGTCGCAAAAAAATTCTCCAGTGCCGCTGGGAATATCATGGCGCATCATGTACGGATAACGTCCAGCATCGTATTCTCTGTTGGCTCGTTGTACTGCTTCAATATGTGTCCAGACATTGTGACCCATCAACAGTGCATAACTGAAACTGTCCCAAGATGTTCTACCTTCTTTACCAATCTTGTTGAGATCGCCAGGTGCGTAATGGCACACATCTTTCATAGTAAGTTGTTGGCTGAGTGGACTTTCATCAAAGTGATCAATCAGGCCATCGGCTACCACTGCTGGGCCAAACGGCCTGGTATCGTTGGCATATTTTTTATCATCCACAATGGGACTCATTCGGTAGCACCATTTGCCCTCGTGCGGCAAATCAATATGGTGATATACCTGCCCATTGGCCGTGGCCAGGAATGGACTGGCGCAGTCAAAACTGATGGTAAAATTTGGATTCACGTATCGACGCACAGATCGTTGTATATCAGTCAACAACACTGCCCATTCCAGTTTGCTTGTGCCCAAGAAGTGCATCCAGTCGTGTATGCCCTCTTGCAGCAAGCCATCAAACTTCAATGTTACCAATCGACGAAGAATCAAATGAACATCGCACATGTTTTGTCCGCCCATGGCCCAGCCATCAAAATGACGGTCTGGGTACACAGCAGGATCACAGTAGTGCTTCATGGTTTCATACCATCGATCAGCATCTGGGTGATTGGCTCCTTGCAACACGTTCAAGAATCTTGCACCGCCATTTTTGACTCCGCGACGATTGGCCATAAAATAATCGTTGTTGAACTTGGTGGCATCCACTGCTTCTTGTAAAGTTGAAATCTGACAAGCTGCTGATGCTTTTTTGTCATGTATGACCCAGGTCGGTATATCCAAGATCATACCGTAATCACTGATGGTATCTAACCATTTTAACACAGCATCGCGTTTTTTTTGTGCTTTGGCACAACCGGAATTGGCCTTCCAGTCACCTTCCCACAGGCCCTTGGCAATCTGGAATCCGCCCGAGTCGCCCAGCATCAGTGTGCCGGGTTCTCGATTGCGAACCATGTCTTCCGACCAGTCTTGTTTGTTCAAGTCCAGGTTGGCGTGTCCACCGGAATACAAACTCCAACGGTATGGAAACAGGGCCTGTTGGCTGTTGAGCCAATTCAGCTGTTCCATATCCTGGATACCTGCTGGCATCCGTGTTGGATCCACATAAGGACCCTTTACAGGATCACGTTGTTTGCCTACAAAGGTGGCATAGAATCCTGAAATGGCCGGAAGAAAAACAGCATAGTCCGATTGCTTGGCTGTGAAGTTGTCTTGCATCACTTGCTTTGTGCTGGAATAATATAGTTGTAAACAGCCACACCCGAGTCCACAGTGATCTGGGCTGCGCCGTCGTCACTGATACGGAATGTTTTGTCGCCAGTGAGATCCAGGATGTTGATTATGGTCTTGACTGGCCAGGACCAGGTGCGTTTGAGCTGTCCTGACACTGATGGATGAAACACAAAGTTGCCTGAGTGTGTGCTGTGATCACCAAAAACAAATTTCAAGTCGCCGTTTTCGGTCTTGGCCTGAAAGTTGGGTTCTTCGGCGTTGGCCTGAGCCTGCATCTTGAGTCTCTGAATAGCCGCCACGGTGGGTTCAAATTCAATGTGCCAATTGACTCCTTTGAATTTCACTGTCTTGGCCTTTTCAGACACAATTTGTGAAGCCATAAATCTGTAGTTGTTGCTGAAGTCACCAGCGGCATTTTTAAAATTGATACCGTCGGGTTCTCCAGCACCGTTGCGTGTGATATCCAAGGTGGCATTTTCTTTGTATTCGCTCAGGTTCAACAAGATTTTCAGCTTGCCCAAATGCGGCATGCCAAACAATCCTATAAAGTCAGCGACTGGTCCAGAAAATTTGCCTTCGACCACCACACTGCGATTTTCTGCTACGCCAAAGATTTGCGTCTCAGTCTCAGTGCCGGTTATTTTGACCAGGTCAATTTCGCCCAGGTCATGTGTGTGTTCAACCAAATCTAACAATTGATCTCTCATGTGTATTTCTCCTTGTTTGTATTGTATAGGGTTTATTTAGATTTTGCAATGGAATACGGTTAATTTTTCTTGGATTGTGTGACTAAAATTTCTTTTAATTTTGTTTCGCTGAAGCCGTGCAACACCAGTTCGGTGTTGTAAATGTTCAACGCCATGACCTGTTGTCTTAGACTATTTAAAATTGCTTGGCGATCCAGAGGCTCTATTGCAGAGTCAGGTTGCACTTTGGCCAATACTCGTGCCAGGGCTTGTCCGCCACGTAGCGAATGCAACTCACCGGGCTTTTTAAATTCAATCCAGATGCATGGTGCCAGGTCGTCACAACAATAAATTTCTTCAAATCCCAATTGAGCAGCACATGCTCGTATCAGATGTCCTGGAGTGTAGCCACCAAATCCCTGTTCAACCGATTCCATAGCACGATAATCATCGCAATCATTGAAAGTCAAGGCCACAATGCCACCTGGTAAAAGTTTTTGATAAATCTCTTCAAGGTACTGTTTGACCAATCGTAGTGGTCGATAATCCAAATAGTTGTAAACCAAACAAAATCCAAATTGTTGATCTGGCAACTGATTTAAAATATCACTGTTGATTGATTCTTCAATGGTATAAATTCTCAATCGTTGTTGATACTGTGGACTAAACTGCGACACAGTTGGTTCTAATAGAAACCGACTTTCATCTACCAGATACAAGGGATCGGCACTTACCATATCTTGTGTGAAGTTGGTTGCCATGGGATGTATGATCATGGCCGGATGTTTCCAGTTGCAGTGCAACATTGCACGTTGTCTCAGACAACTTTCAATTTCGGTGTTCAAATGTTGTGGTTGATTTTGATGCAATCCCAAATAGTCCAGTTTTTGTGCATATTGGGTCTCCAATCGTTTGGCATACTCGTTGTAGTTGTGTTCTAATTGTAGATTGCCTTGTTGATCAATCAATTGCTGTACTTGATGTTTGGTATCTAGCAATTCTTGTTCAATGCTGGCAAACAGTTGTTGTAAGTTTTGATGTTTTTCGGTCAAGCGTTGCCGAAATTCAAAATCCACGTTGGCGGCAGGAACGTCAGAATGATGCATAATAAACTCAAATCTAGCCTGAGCATGCTGTTGAAGGTCTTCAACAGTGGTGTCGGCCAGACGATTGTTCAATCGTATCAATTCTAACAAATTCATGCTACCACTCAAACAAAGTTTCAAAGGTGTTTTCTGTGTTGGTGGCTGCTGCCAGGTCCCAATCCAGTACACCCAGCAAGTTGTCAATCTTTTGATCCACCACAGTGGCTTCCATTTCCGAATCGGCAAACGGCAAGTCCTTGAACCATTGCGGTAGGTGCATCTCGTCTGTGGGATAGCCAATGCTGGTCCAACCCAGGGCATTGCTCTTGAGTTTGCACACAATGGTCTTCATGCCATCTACAACCTGCATTGAATAGTTGTCCGAATTCATTCGTCGCATGTTGTTCCAGTTCATGGCCGCACGTACATGCCCGGGCATGTTGGCTTTGCCTAAACGTTCTTCTTCCTTGCCATACTTGGTCAAGTTGTTCACACGCTTGGGTGAGCCTTTTTCCCAGCCTGGTCGCTCTTTGAATTCATACTTGAACTCACGCACACGTTCGATAATTTCATCACGACCATTACCAGCCAGCACTTTATTTAGAATTTCCAACAAGAAGTCTTGAATGACTTTGGGCGTGTCTGACCGCTTCAGGTCCAAGCCGGTGGCCTTGGTCTTGCCAATGGCACCGTTGACGTCTAGCCGTTTGTTTTCAATGTCAATGGCATTGACAGCATAGCGTTTCTTGGTGATAAACAGGCCACGGTCAGCCACTGTTTCACGACCAGCTCGGATCAAATCGCCCATGTCTCTGGGACAATGGAATGCACGTTCCATAAACGCCGGGAATGAATCATTTACTTGGTCAGCAATCGAGTCGTACAACTGAATACAAATCTCCTTTGACCAGGCCATGCGACCTTCGGCAACTTCTTGTTTCAGCACAGGCCATGCTGAAAAGTAGCAGGAGTCTGTGTCACCGTAGATCACTGCCTGGCCCACATGATCATACTCACCAGTGATGCACTCATTCAGGTATGCATCCATGTGCCGGGCAATGCTACGTCCAGTAAGGGTGGTGCTTTGGCCAATTCGCTTGTCAAAGAACCTGCAGCCAGGATTAAGAATAGCGCCATACAAACTGTTAAGGTTAATCTTTTTAACCAACTGACGTTTGTCCCAGAAAGCAATCTCTTTGGCATCTCGGGCATCTTTCTTTCGGGCCTGCATTTCTTGTCGTTCACGATACCAGCGTTCCAACAGGCCAGGAATAACGCCTTTCTTTTCGTAGGTGAATATGGTACCGTTGGCACTGAGTATCCAAGGTTGATTTGAGTCAAACAACATGTACCAAATTTCAGCACCCGAGTGTACAGTCTCTTCTCCTGACTGCCAGTCAATGGTGATCTCGGTGCCACGTTGCTGTTCCATGACCGCTGTGTATTCTAGACTGGCAAACACACCTTCCCAGGCGGCCGCAAATGAATCACCCCGGGCCATTTTGTCTTTGATATAACGGTCAGTCATCACCGGACGCAGTTGACCTACAATGGTTTCTGGTCCCATGTTCAATGCACGAATTGCTGACGGATACAGACTGTTGATGTCTATGGATCCAATCCATTCGTGTATGCCTTTACGAGGATATGCCACATAAGCGCCAGCGGCCTGTGTGTCATCGTCAGTGAGTCGTTGCTTGCGATTGGGCACAACCATGCCACGTTCATGTGCTTCGTTTATGATGGCCTGTTCAGTCACAGCCACAGCACCCATTGTGGTGGCCAACAGTACAGTGTTGGCGTGTGCCAGTTCGCTGGCCAGTTCCAAGAATCGCAGTTTTTTATCCAGTTTGTCCAACAACAAGGTATCTTGCCGGTTGTATTCAATAAACTTTGGAAAGTCATTGTTGTACAGCTGATCCAAGGTGCCTTCGTACTGTGTCTTGCGCTCGCCCAGCTCGTATTCAGCAATGGCATCCAGACTATAACTATGTCGCTCTTCATAAGTGTATTTGCGATACAGTTGCATATAGTCCATATGCACACGACCCACCAAGTCATAGGTTTCATTTTCGGCACCAAAGCGTTCAAACATACGCTTCTTGGGAAACTGTCCCCACAAACAAAAACGTCTAGTATCGTCTTTGCTGAGCACTCGAGTTATACGGTTTATAGTGTAGGGTATGTCATAGCCTTCTGAATTCCAACCACTCAAGATGTCAGCATCTTCAATTAGGTCTAGAAACATCTTCAACATTTCTGATTCAGATTCACACAACACCGTGTTCTCAAATTCCGCACAGATCTCACGAGCAGTCTCCTCGCTCATGTGGCGTGGTGCCACCACAAGCGTTACAAGTTGCTCCAACCAATTCAGATATACCGATATGGCAGTGATGGGATTGAAAGGATCTGTTACCGGTGAAAAGCCACGAACCGCATCGAACCCAACCTCAATGTCAAAGAACACTGTGTTCAGTGTGGGTGCGTCTTGGTCTTTGTAGTTCTCTTCGAAGCAGCGGAATATGGGATTTATATCCGATTCATAGATCTGTCGCCCGCTTTGTGCTCGAACTTCCTTGCGGAACTCTTTGTTGTTGCGTGTTGAAAATCTTGACACAGGCGTGCCGTAGATGCTTTGAAATTTGCCTCTAGGGTCATCGTAGTAGAACACATAATTGGCAGGATACTCTCGGTATTGCCGTTTGCCATCGCGGCGTTCTACCACGTGAATGCGATCGTGCTCACGATCAAATAGTGCGTCAATATAACTCATTGGTCTCCGTTTGTGGCCGGTATAGCCTTGCTACATGTTCGTGACGTGAACGATTCGTTGCTGTCGAAAGCAATATTTATAATGTCTTGCCCACAGTTTCAAGAATTGTTTCCAACAGTTCGTGATCCTGTTTGGCTTTGCCAAATTCGGCTTTGTGTGCTATCTTAATAGCTTTTTTCAACACAGCAGGTTTGATGTCCAATTCCTCTGCAATGGCCTTGACAGTGTCATTGAGTCCACCTTGTAGTGTTTCAATTTCCATAGTGACCTGCATGCCTTCGTTGATCACCTGCATCAGTTTGATTTTTTGGTCGCCGTTGAATGATTTGGTATCCATGTATACTCCTAAAATGCTAGTATAACACAGAAATTTATATTGTCAATAGAAAATTGCTCACTTTGAACATCACGGTAGCGAATCGATCAGTTCACCCAGCAGCCGGGCATTCGGTCCTAAGGCCAAATTCTATCGTATTCCGATCTTCATGTACTGTTGGTAGGCACCGTCGGAATCGGTCAGTTCCAGCGTGTCTCGATATAAAGTCTGCCCCAGGGGCAAGTCTTGATCAAACTGTGCAAAACTGTGATACCGATTGATGGCTCCGGGATCCTGACTGCGACCCTGCAACACCACCATGGTGCCCACAGGTATATGATCCAACCACCGTGAGCTGGGGATGTTGTGACAGCTGAGATTGATCACCAGGCCATCTGGACCCAGTTGTTCATAGTTCAAATCATTGGCATCCTTCAACATGGGCCGAGCGCGATCGGCTAGACCCAGGCGTGCCAATTTCTGTTGTCCTGTGCGTAGAGAATCGCGATTGATGTCGTCGTTAATAATCAGATCAAATGTGATGTAGCGTTCCAGCATGAACAGCAACAGGGCTACATTGCCGTACCAGGATCCCAGCATATAGATGGTATCAAAATAATTCTTGATCCGGCTCAGTTCAGCAATGGCCCAGAATCTTTCAAGATTGAGATTTGAGCTGTCGCTGCCCGACAAGGTATTGGCATCTACTTCAGCAAGGTGCGTAAGGATTTCTTGGGCGATCATAACCGTCATCTTCGGGGTATACTGGGTAGTCGTTCATTTGCCATCCACATGTAGTTGACTGCCTTTGTTGAAACTGGGGCTCCATGGACTTTGAGCCACACGCCCACCTTTTCTCTGCGACCACGCATAGCCGGCTCTATGACCCGAACAGTCTTTGGTGCAAGGGCTTCCTAGGAAATTGAGTTCATTCAACTCGTCCTTTAACCAAGTGTCGGCAAAAGATTTGCATAGTTCTTGTATTTTTTTATTTTTTGTTATTTGTAAATGATAAGTCTTGTTACCGGCAGTGGTCTGCTGACTAGGATCCCTATAACCGGCATAGACTTTGTGGACCGGTGTGCTACTAATTAGGTCTTTGCAGCTGTCGCCGTAACGGTCGGGCATAGGTTCGGTGCACGGACTACAGGTTGTTAAAATAATACTGCCCTTGGGTATTTCGCCAAAGCGTTGGTGATAAGCATCTATTGCGGCACGTTCACCGTGAACATCACCTTGATCTGTTTGATAGTTCAATGCAGCTACACAATTATTATCAGGGTCAAGCACAGCGGCCGCCACCATGCCGTATTCTGCAGGATCTCGTTTTTGACCTTCGATGACCAACTCACATAGACCTACAAGTATACTGTCTAGTTTGTCATGGTTACTAATTTGAAAATCAGCCAGTATCATTTGGCACCAAGGATTTGTCGAACTTGATTGACATAGGCACTGACATCGCTGGTACCAATTTCATCCACATCACCCACATTGTAAGCCACTTCCTCCGCGGCCTGCATGACCTTGTCTGGACCAAACTGCATCAACAAGTCTGTGTGTGCAACCATGATACGATTTAAGATAGCACGTTCTACGGCATCTTGATTTTCGTTGGCAGTTTCGTTCACTGGTGTAGCACGTTCCAAGTTTATCTGGTAGTTGGTGACGCCTTTTTCTTTTAACCATTTGGCTACTGCATCTCGAGCTTCGCCTGGCGATTGATATTGTGTTCCTAGATTGATTTCTTTTTCAACTGTTTTACCGTTGATTTGCATGACCACATGTGCCACGATGTCGGGCAATAGGTCATTGCCGGATGTCTGGGCCTGGGCCGGACTCATGGCCACGGTTCCAGCCAGTGCAACCGCTCCCAAGGCCGTCCGGATTCCTTCGGGCAGGTCAGCGGTAGATTCGGCATATCTTGTTATGCGCTGAACTTCGGGTTTTTTTGTGCCAGCGATCGGTGGTTTCTGTTGCATACGATTGGCAATCAATTTGGCAGAGAATGCATCAACTGGTTCGGGTCGTTTCTTGACCGGCGCTGGTTTGGAAAAAATTCCAAACATTCCGGCTTCAGTTACGAACTCTTCTCGAGTTGTTTTGGCTTCTGCAACACTTTCAAAATTATCAATGTCACGTGACCTGCGGTATTCACTGCCTTGGCTTGGAAATCCAGCAACAGGTTTGGCAGGGGGCTGTGCTCCAGGTCGGTACTGGGAGAACCGTGCCGCTGCTTTTTCGTGTGCTATCGTCATCCATGTGTTTTGTTGTTGACGATCCATTGGTTGTCCACGTTGGGCCACCATGTTTTGATATATGGCATTGGCAAGATCAGCCACATCTTTGGCATGTCTGACTCGTGGATCATCCTGTTGCATATTTTTGAAAGCAGCAGATATATCTGTGTTCTGTGCCAGCGCACTACCGGCTGCACCTGCCACGGTGGCAGCACCTAGGCCTCGCAAGAATCCTCTGCGAGTTAAATCTTCGTTGACAAATTCTCTTGCTCTCATGTGTGCAATTCCTGAAAACGCTGAACCAAAGATTTGGCATCAACACCAAACACCAATTTCAATTGTGATCCTGCGTACAAGTAGGCAGCAACTTCTTCGTCAACATGTGCTTGATAGTCTAATTTGGTCTTCAATACTTTGGCCATGGTTTTTATCACAGGATCATTGCGACATTCATCAAACAGTTGATCCACTCGACGTTTGAAATCTGTGTCTAAATAATACTTAGCATGAAACATTTCGTGTTGCAAGGTAGCAGGATCATCACCGCTGATGCCTATCACACAGAATTTCTTCATGCCTGCTGTGGCCTTGTTGATGGCATCTACCACTGTTTGTTCTGCTTGACTGAGAGGTCCCACTGTACGTGACCATGAGCGAAATGCAGAATCTGTTATGTTGAAACCATCCCAGAATTTAAAATAGTCTGCATTGCCTTCGCGGTCCATCCAGTTGTCCAAGAACTCAGCCATGCCAACATGTTGTTTCTTGGCACTGTAACGATGTCCTTCGTAATATTCGGCCATACGAAAAAAACTTTTGGTAAGATCGGGAATAGTTTTGAACTTCAACAACACACATCCGTCCTGTGGACGTGAAATTGAAAAATCTCTGCGGGAGAGCTTGGGTTGTTTTTTGTTGTCAAAGTAATTGTCGACAGTGCGTCGAGTCCACCGTTCAATCAAAAACTCTTGTGCTCTCATTTTTTAGGCTGTTGTGCTGTGGGCATGTTACGATACTGTCGCCGGGCAGGATCGTACACAGTTTTCATAGGGCCAAGCCCGGCCAGCTTTTTAACTCGGGCAACCATGTCATCGTGTCCGATGGCATCGTAGTCAACTTCTTTGGGGTCACGATAGTCAGCGCCCGGCTGTTGCTCACCTTCGGTGGCAGTCAGTGGCTTGGTGCCGCCAAAGTTGGCAAACATTGCTTGCCGTTGTGCATCGGCTGCACCGTTACGATATGCCCAGTCTTGATCACTTTGATAAGTGTACGGACTTTTTTGTATCAGTTGCTTGCCGGCTTTTTGCTGTGCTGCCTGACCTTGCTGGTATGCTGGTAACTTTTTGAAACCTGTAGAGTCTTCGGGTTCAAGATTGTCAGTTTCACCGGGCTTTAGGGTCATTGGCACTTGACCCTTGCGTGTTTCATCTAGGTCATTGTGTTCATCATTATCATAATCATTGGCACTGACATCACTTGAATGGAAACTGTGACGACCATGATTGTACAAGTCCACAACAACAAAACGTTTGTCTCGACCAAAACTGTCAATTACACCAGTGGCACCTTTGAGATTGACATCACCACTGATCACAACATTGTCTCCAACGTTGAGATTTTCTGCGCCATACATCACGCCTTCTGCCACACCCGGTTGTTTTTGACTTTGCTGTTGTGCCCATTGAGCAATTTTACCAAAGAGTGTGTCAGGAACACCAGAATCCTTGGCAGCCTTTGGATCTCTAATATCAACTACGTTGATCGTTCTATCAGCCAATGGGCCGCTTGCTTGAATAGGGCCACCCGATGAAATTGTTGCAGCACCTGTATATTTTTTTTCTGGATCATTTAGTCTTTGATCTAATCCCAATTGTTTAGCGGCTGCAGGAGCCAAGGGTTTTATGTCAATAAATGATGCTGAATTACTTGCAGTAGATAAATTTTGGTTGCGACGCCAGTTGGCTGCAACGTATGTGCCATTGGCCAATCTAACATAAGTGGTCACTGGTGCAAACGTATCTAATTCATTTAAGTTATCTTCCGCCACACCTTCATTGGCAAAGCGGGGATTATGGAAACTACCAACAATGTACCATTGTAAATCATGATCAACATCATTGTGTTCTACACCCATTACGTGAACATCATAACCTTTGTCATCAAACCATGAATTTGCATAGCCCACTAAATTCTTCTTGGCCTTTTCGCCGTAGGCATCAATGTTAAATCCATCGTTGCTGACATCAAAGTCTTCAAACCAATCATCACCAATGATATCAGCAAGCTCGTCATCGTTATACCAACGTCCTGAATCACCATCGTTACCACTAGGTATCGCAAATTCATTCAAGGAGCCTTCCGCCACACCTTTTTTCTTGTTGAAAACTTTGTTTAGAATCTTTACAGCATCCTTGGCTGCTTTTTTGGGTGTGATGGTTTTGGCAGTGTATTCTTTCTTGCCGGCGTCAGGATCGTTGCTGCCGTCACGGCCTGGAGGAGTTTGTGATTTGTCCATCTCTGACAAGCCTTCCGCCACAACTTGCTGACCTTTGATACTAACATAGGCAACTGGAATAGTTTTCATCTCTGCTAACCAAAACGCCACCATTCTATGACGGCCTTCCATGACAAATAGATGGGGGTCACCTGCTTCTACATAGATGGGTAAAGGGTTAGCGCCACGCCTTAACAACTTCAAAATACGGTTAGTACGTTCTTCATCTTTAGGAAATTCATCATATGTTCCGTACATTTCACGAATCTGTTTAATAAACTTCTCAATAGGTTCTTGCCTAACTTCAACTGATAGTTTATCGGGAGTGGTTTGCATCCAATCTGCAACATCGGCTAGATCTTGAGAATTGTGTTCAAAGCCTTCCGCCACACCTTGGTCTACTGTGCCAATATAATGATGGTCATGTACTTTGTAACCTTTTCTGCGCAGGTGTGCAATGGCCGAATTGATGGCTTTTTCACGATCGTCACCTTTAACCCGCACAGTCTTTTGTACGGTTTCGCCACGCTTCGAAACCATGGGGTGGTTGGGGTCAGTCACTGTGAGACCAATGCGGTGCACTGTGGGCAAGCCGTTAGACTCATCCTGCTCTGGTAAATTTGGTTCTGTGTGTTGGCCATGAGCATCTCGAATACTGCCCTTTAGACTGGTGATCTGATCTCTTGATGGAAGGCCTTTACGCTTGCCCCTATCAAGTATGCTGTGTTTAATTCCCGAGCGCCCAAATCCTCTGGTCAGTGGATCTGGGTCGCTGTATTCGCTGCCACCGGCAAGTTCTTTTCTACCAGGATAACCTTTGGGTTTTGGATCCCACCGGGCACGATCATACTCACGTGTGTCGCGATAGTCGGGTTTTTCTTGTGTATACAACTGACCTTTGTATTTGGGATCACGCCACTTGGCCGATTCGTCTAGGTCATCGTCACCAAACTCCATATAGTCATATGGACCAAATGGTTGGCCGGTACGACTGTCAGTTTCGTCATGATCACCATGTTCGTAGTAATCATCACTAAAAATTACCACACCATCAAAGTCAGAATTGTAATCTATGTTGAACTTGCGAGTGACACCGTCTGGGCACACAACGCCACGTTGTAATAAACGTTCTACATCTTCTTTACTCTTGATACCTTTTTGCAGGTTGCCACTATCAAAGGCGCCATTATACCAAGCACTGGCCAAGGCTTGGAAATAGTTGCCTGAACTGCCACCTTGCCCTGGAGCAAATTCATTTAGCTCTTCACCGGCTAGGCCACCATAGCCCATGCATTCGTCAACTTCAAATCGGCTGTTGCCCAGGTGGTGGGCCTGCCACCAAACACGCAAACTTGGGTATTTTTGTTTGATGTTTTCGGCATGTTGTCTGACCGCATTCATACTGCACTGTTTGGTCTGAATCTTCTTGGGTTCAGCATCTTTGGTACCTTGGGTCCAGATACTGTAGGTGCCAAAGTCTTCGTCTCCCAAGCCGGCATTTTGTTCACGACGTTTAAAATCTTGTTCGCCACGCTGATGTGCTTGCCAACGGTTTTGTTCCTCGCGATCTACAGCACCTTCGTGCAACTGTTTTTCGTAACGAGTGTTGAATAGATCCAATGTAAACATTTTATTTCCTTAGGCTTCGTCTAGATAATCTTGTGATTGTTGTTGTTTCTGGCGATGTAGTCTAAACATTTCAAGTGCTGTTTCGGCTTCATCTAAATTGCGAAATCTTGTGGGCAAACAACGACTACCATTGCGTATTTCAAAACCAGCCTGTTCGTCGCCGTGCATTTCCCATAGGCCGCATTCGTTTTGAACAGACTTGACCGGTGCAGACTCTCGCATGCTGACACCGGGTTCTCCAGCCGGTTGTTCAGCCGGAACAACACCACTCAAGGCTGCACTCAATTCATTGTTTTCTTTTTTGATCAGATCACGATCTCTTTTGTCTTTGGGTTTGATGTCACTGGCCTTGGCGCGATTTCTTAGATGAGAATCTTTGTAGCGGTCTTCTACGCCTTTGAGATAATCGGCCAGGGTAGATTTGGCCTTTTTCAGTCGGTCTTCACTCACGTCATCTTCCTGTATGCTTTCTTCACAGCCGCCCACCAGCTTGCCCGCCATGGGATTGTCTGGATCTGTTTTGGCGGTCAATACTGCCACGGTCTTTGGTTTAAAAGTGGCACCCAGTTGATCGACCTCTCGTTGGTCGGCTGTAAGGCCTTCCTCCAAAGCTCGTAGTCGTTCTACTATTGAATAGATGTCGTTGTGTGTAATTGCCATATCATGCCCTTGCTTCCTTTAAACTGCTGCGCAACTGCCAGGCAAACTTGTTGGTCTGGCTCAGTCGTTCCGCGATAAAGTTTGCTACATCTTGTTTGTTTTCGTTAGTGGCAGCAGCAAAACATTGATTCAACAGATCAACCAGTTGTTCGCTGTTGGCCAGTAATTCTTCAACCATGAGTCGGGCACGGGGCACTTTGCTTTGCCCTGAGATTATGCTGAGTTCTAAAAAACGATCTAAACTGCCGGGGGCGTATTCATCTAAGGCACGTATGTATTCTGCAATGGGGTCTACTGCGCTGTAGGCATCTTCATAAATTGCTTGAAAAAATGTATGGTATTGATAAAAGTCAGGGCTTTCAATATTCCAATGGAAACCGTGTGCCTTCACATAGTAGGCAAATTGAGTTCCCAACAAGGTCTTTAACAAATCAGTCAGCATCATTTTTTCCGTTTATACTTTTTGTATTCCGCCGGTGTGTTCGGTGTAGAATCGCCGGTAGTGTATTTAGTTCCTGTGAAGAAATGTCCGCCATTTCTGGAAATCACAGCACCCAGCGGCATGCTCACTGTGGCTATGCTGCCTGAGGTGATTGTGGCATTTTCTCGTAAATCAACAAATTCATGCAACCGCATCGTGTATCCTTATTTGGTTGTTTTCCACTGTTGCAGGCCCGTGGTCTATGCGTATGTTGCTCACGGACAATCGTGCTAGATGTGGAGGAACCAGCTCGTAGCGTATGGTATACTCACCGGGCTCGGCTTCAATTTGCAACAGTTCTTCGAGGTAGCATTCGCTCCACAAATAGGTGCGCTCAGTAAACAATTCGTCATTGACATAGGCGCGATATGTGGGAGGAAAACTTTCCCATTCGCAGTTGACATCACACAGCACACGAACAAATTGTTTGGTCATGCTGTATTTAGCAGCAGTATTTGTGCTAGGCAGTTGGGTATCGTAAAATCAACACACCCGGTTGTGGATTTACGCGGCTGCCGTACTGATAGTCAGGATCGGTACTGTATCCACCACCAGCACCGTAGTTGTAGAATCCAGGTGCGCTGGCGCCAATGCCGCCCGGGCCCTTGGCTGATCCGCCAGCAGCATAATAAACTGTGTTGCCAGTCACGTTGCTGGCAATGCCGGCACCACCTGTACCGCCCACACTGTCTGTGCCCCTGCCGCCGGCACCACCGGCTCCACCACCACCACCGGGACCGGCTCCAGGATAGCCACCACCAAAAGGTGCACCACCTGCAAATCCCTGGGTTCCGGCACCGCCGTAGAAATTGTTGAACCTCAAATGGATGGTGCCTTGCACTCCGCCACCGCCGCCAGATCCACCAGGATTGCCGTTGCCCATCCAGCCGCCTACTCCACCGCCCACTGTGGTCATTGTCATAAACGAACTGTTGTTGCCGGGTGCGCCTATGGTCACTGGGTAGGATCCCGGTGCGATTGTGATGTTGCTGGTCATTACTCCACCGGCTCCACCACCTGACACATAAGTGCCGTCGGGCAAACTGGCACGGCCGCCACCGGCAATCAACAGGTATTGCACATTGGCAACAGCATTGCCAGTTACGGTGACTGTGCCATCATTGGTAAAAGTGGCCACAGTGTAGTCGCCATCGGCCACAACAGATCCGCCTGAAATGGTCACTGTCATTTAACAGTTCCAACGACGGCGTGCTTTGCAAATGGCCTTGTCTGGAGTCTTGGCACAACTGATGTTGTGCATTTTCATTTGTCCACGACTGCGGCTGCAATAACTTTTTCTACGCTTGCTGGCCTTGCTGCCTTTCTTTAGTTTTGAAGGCTTTGTGGTCACAGCAGTTTGCAATTTTGAGCCAGGGTGTTCTCTGCGATAGGTATTGACTGCTTTGCGGCTCATGCCGTCAGTTCGATCACGATTGTTGGCCTTTTGCCAGGCTTCGGTTTCCATTATGGTGCTAGTGGTTGCAAACACATACAGCTCGTCATCATCTAGGGTTTCTAAATCTTCCCAGATCATTTCACTATCTACACCGTTACTTTGAGCCAAATCTTCAATGATCGATTCAATCAGATCAAACTCTTCCGCAAGTTCCACGCTTTCGTTAAATCGATCAAGTATATTTTTACATCCAGCCGCAGATGAGTTTAAAAACTGCACAAACATTTCTCTATCGTTCTTTGCCATTGGTGCAATATTTTTAGCAAATGATTTTGTAGTTTCAGCACTAAAATCACTTGGTAATCCGGCGGCTCTTGCAAATGCTTGAGATGCATTAAAGGCTTTATTTCCAAGCTGATCTAATTTTTGTAAAAATGCATCATCTCTTGGTTGTGTATTTTTGTAAAAACTCTGCGCCATCATAAATGTGCCAGTGCATTCTGCTGTATATTTTGCTAATTTAGCATAGTCAGGAGTTTGTCCCTTAGCACCACCCATAGCAGCCAGACCTGCTGTAGCACCTAATCCTTTTAAAAATCCTCGGCGATCAATCTCGTCGAGTTCCTCACTTTCATTGGGCACACAGTTACGAACCTGTCCGCCATTCTTGCCCCGCTTGGTACCTTCTGCGTGTTTGCCTGGCCAGCATCTGGTATAGCCATTACTGTCTTTTTCACCTTTACGAAGTTCAGTGAGATTGCCATGTGTTTGACACATGCCGCAGTCTTCACACACCATTTCCATCTCAACACTTTCATTGTGTTTTTTCTTGCCAGCACAGTGTGCTCGTTGACTAAAACCTCGGGGATGGCTACAGTTGATTGAGCTCTTGTACTTCTGGCTCCACTTTTCTGTTAAAAATTCATTTGCTTTCATAACTTGTCCTTTGTGTTATCTTAATGGAACATTAGGAATTGATTGGCCACGTCCAGTCTGCTGGCACCCAAGTCCCCATGTCCTGCAGGGAATACCACAACGTTCCATTTAGGGGCAGGACCTTCGGGTATGCGGTTCATTTCATCGTATGTGATCACTGTGTTGGGGTCAATGTTGTACTTGGCACCCAGCTCTTGACGGAACTGTTGCCATGCTTCGGCACTTCGAACCTGTGTGCGGCCTTTTTCATCTTTCACATACTTGCCCTTGGCATCGGTCACAAACAAATCACGGAACATGTCCTTGGGCAAGGTCACAGCATCTTTGACATGATTGCCAGCGTTTTTGTGTACTTGTACAGTTTTGACTTCGCGACTCTTGGCACCTGGTGAGAACTGTTTGACCACATTGGGCGGAGCACTGGGGTCTGTGACTATTTCACCCATCTTGGTGTAGAAATAAAACTTCACATCAGGGTTGTTCTTGGCCACGTTCATCATCAAGTCGTAGTATTCTTTTGAGAAGAAGTCACCAGCATCGTGTATGCGCACCAAGAGCTTGATGCCATTCTTCTTGGCCAAGGCCGCTGCTTTTTTGACTTCGCTGTCAAACTTCTCCATGTAGTCTGAAGGATGGTTCACAAGAAAGTTTAAGGCCTGTGCCGCGCTCATTGAGCTGGCTGGGAACATCACATAGCCACCTTTTCTAGCATAGCAGTAGGTTTGGCATTCGCCAGCACCAGGGCAGGTTATGACTTCCACAAACTCGCCGGTGTCTTCATCCACCACAATGCCACTCAGTGCAGGCAGTGTCAAGTCATATGTGATGGCACCTTCCTGTTTGCTCTTGGCCATTTTGGCATTGGTGCCCAAGATCTGTCTTGGCGGTTGCATGATCTGACTTTTTAAATCATCCAGGTCCCACTCTGTACCACCGTCATCTCGGGTGATAGCCTTGATATTGCTGCCGTGTATGATGGGCCGGAACCGGTCAGCCTTGGTCTTAGAGCCAGTCTTGATACGAGTAGCATAGTCTTGCATGTCTTGTTTTGACCAAGCTTGTTGTGGTGCATCCAGTTTGAGTGCTTCATCTGTGGCACCGTGTTCCACATTCAACACTTTGATGGGGAATCCACCCAGGGTTGGACCACGTTCGGCAACTTCTACAATTTGTTTGATTCTCATTTTTTATGTCCTCTGCGCATATTTAATTGCCAACGAGCCAACTGTCCTTTGCGTCCGTCAGCATGACTGGCCTTTTCAAGTTCAGCCATGGTGGCATGTTTGGGTATTCCGTGTCTAGCACTATCGCCTTTGTCTT